GACTACGAGGTGCTGGACTTCAATGCCACGACGCACAACTACCAGGTCATCGTGAACGTGCCACACCTTGAAGATTCCGACACGCAGAACTTCATCTTCATGTATACGGACTATGACGGCGCTGGAGACTTTGACAGTCCGACTGATGTGTGGGGGACTACTGCGAAGTATATCGGGCACTTCATTACGGACGCAAATGATAGTTCTGCAAATGCTAATCATGGAACTGTTACTGGTGCAACTCTAACTGCTGATGAAGATTATTTAGGTGGTGCTTGTTATTATTTCGGAGGGGATGGCGATAAGATAACATTAGGAAATATTGATTTTAGAAATTCAACTACTATCGTTCAATTTAATCCTGAATTTGATGATGTTGGGAATATCTTAGGGACTTTAATCGCCCACGAATTAGGTGGAGATCGGGACGCATTGATGTATGTTGTAACTGTCGCAGGCGGAGATTACAAAAAATTAGACAATGTTCCTAAAGATAGCGATGGAAATTTATTACATCGTAATTCAGTCGCAACTGTAACAGATGGCGTTAATTATGGATTTTTCTGGGTTAATAGTGGAACTTCACACTCAACACAATTAAATGCAAATACTAAATATACGAATAGTCATGCAAAAACTATCGATACGCCAAATGTTGATACGATTATAGGGACGTTGGGTCTTGCTAATGATGATTATAAAGGTAAAATCGGCTTCGTGTGGATATTCTCAGACATTAAATCTGATGACTGGATTAAAGCAGTTTACAATAATCAGGAAAACTATCTTTTGTTCCAGGTCTGTTAGCAGCATTAATAACTGTAATCGCCTCAACATCATCAACTTCTGCTTCAATACACATTTTTTTTGCTTCTGCAGACTCAAATTGAAATATCCCTACCGTATAACCTTTTTTGTATATTCCATCATAAACTTTTTGATCAGACAGATTTAAATGGTCAATATTTACATCTTCCCAAGTTAACCCTGCCATTTTAAGAGTATCATCAATAACATCAACTGTCTCAAGTCCTAAATAATCCATTTTAGTTAAACCTAAATCATCCATCGCTGAATGCATTTCAAGTTGAATCATAATGTTGTCTTCAGAATCATAACAAACCGGACAATAATTGATAATTGGTTCTGGCGTAATAATAGTTCCAGCAGCATGTCTTCCCATACTTTTGGGTAATCCTTCTAATTCCATAACATATTTAAACCACAAAGGAAATCTTTCATAAACATTTTTTAATTTAGAGTTTTTAAATAGAACTTCTTTTAATAAGATATCTTTTTCTTCTTCTTCTCCAAGATCATTTATAGTTTTAATAGTAGGAATCATTTTAGCAACTTCGTCACGAAGTTTGTAAGGAATTTGTCTATAATAAATGCTGTTCTCTTTTTCATCTAGTACTTTCCCAATATCACGAATTGCCACTTTAGTACTTAATGTATTGAATGTTGCAATAGGAGCAACATTTTCTTTACCAAATAATTCTTCAGAAATATCAATAAATTCTTTTCTTCTACGTTTAGAAATGTCCCAATCAAAATCTGCTACTGATTTTCTTCCTAAATTTGCAAATCTAGAAAAATCTAAATCCCATCTAATACTATCAATTTGAGTTACACCTAACATATAAAGACATAAACAATTTGCTCCAGACCCACGACTATAGCCTCTTGGTATTTTACGTTTTTTTGCTTCTTGGACTAACATATATAACATAATAAAATAATCAGTATAATTTAAAGCAAATAATATTGGTAGTTCCATTTCAAGTCTTTGATATCTTACTTGTTTTTCTTCTTGAGATAGATAAGAAAATTTTTGATCGAAATCTTTAAAAATCAAATATTTTAAATATTCTTTATTAGTTTGGAAACCTTTTTGTATCTTAATTTTAGGCATTATCACACCTTTTTTTAATCCAATATCAATGTTATCAATCATATTGGTAATATTAACAGTTTCTTGGATACCTTTTTTAATAATGTCTGTACTGAATTGATTGCCTAATATTTGATAAACATCTTCTTCTTTCTGAAGAAAGCAATCGATATATGATTCTCCTACTTCACGACCTTCACCAATTTTAACAAAAATAGCATGAGTATCTAATTGTTCTTTACTTATCATGTGAGCGTCAGTAGTAATAACATAAGGAAAGCTATTTTCTTTTGCAAATTGATAAATTTTTTGATTTGCAATTGATTGACTTTCAGTATTGTGCGATTGCAATTCACACGATACATAATCAAATATTTCTTTTAATTTATTTATAAAATCTTTTGCTTCATTTACTTTATTATCAACAAGTAATCTACTAAGTCTCCCGGCTTGACAAGCAGTTAAACAAATGATTCCTTTTCCTAATTGATTATTTTTAATCCAATCGATAGAAACTCTAGGTTTTTTATAAAATCCTTCTGTACTAGCCATAGACACTATCTTAAATAAATTTTTTAATCCTTGTTGGTTTTTACTAAGTAAAATTAAATGATACCGTGGCTGTTGATATTCTTTTGTATCAGATTTTTCAAGCATATTATCTGTTTCATAAATTTCACAACCAAAAATTGGGAGTATCCCTTTTTTATTACATGATTTCGCTATATCAACAAATGATGTCATTAATCCATGATTAGTTACTGAAATAGCAGTTTGCCCATTTGCATGAGCAAAATCTGCAAATTCTTCGGGTTTAATAATTGAATCAAGTAACGATCCTTTGGCATCATGACAATGTAAATTTACGAACATGGTTCCTCCACAATTTCATACTTCTCAATCATAATCTGAGGCGACAAAATTCCATTGAAATTATTTATTGATGCTTTCCCAATTACATTCAACGTTAACACTTCGCCACTTCGATCTTCATCTTTTTTAATTTTTAAAATTTCATCATTTTCATCAATCTTAAACTTAATAAAATTAATAGAGTCATTATAAATAAACTTCATTGTAGTATTTGTCTTTTCAAACAATTGAACATGATTTATACAAACTTCAATATTCTTAATAACAATTTTGCTTTCTTCAACCTTCTGACCATAAACATCTTTTAAATCATCAAGTTCCTTAATAAATTTAATATCCAAATCTTCAGCATCAATAATAAAATCAACTAAACAATATTGTTCACAATCAACATTCTGAAGTTTTTCATTAATCAATTTAATTGCTGGTTTAATATTTTCTTTTTTTATGCCAATTCCTAGAGCGTTTGAATGACCAGTACAATATTCAAACAAACCAGTTTCTTCTAAAAATCCTTTTAAATCTTCAATATAAGAATTATTAATATTACGCGCACTTCCTTCAAATATAATATTCTCTTTTATATTATCTTTTTTATTTATTTCCTCATTTTTATTTTTATCTTCTGTTTTACGTAACATTAAACAAGGTTTACCATAATAACTAGCCGTTTTCATTGCCACAACACCAGTAAGATTTTTATCAAGAATTTCACTACAATTTACAAATAAAACTTTATCATTTTCTAGTTTATTTTTTTCAACATAATCACAAATTTCAACAAAACTACTATTTTTAGATTTATCTTGTCTTGTTTTTGCATTAACACATAATCTTGCGGTTCTATCATAAATACTTTCATTAATTTCTTCAGGTTCAGGATCATCTTTTGATTTTCTTCGAGGTTTGTATTTAAACATTTCATCAGTTTCGATAAAAGCACGGAACATCATGTCTTTTTCATTTGAATCACCACTACGAATTAAACCATTAATTAAAGGGACGATATAGAATTGAAAATTAGTAATGCTAATAACTCCATGAATTGAATAATCTTGTTTGTTAATAAGTGCTTTAAGAAATTTATTTCTGATTTTTAATAATCCTTTGTTAATTAACCTTTTTGTTTCAAATGAACGAATATCCATTAAATCTCCGATCAAGCCAAGAGCAACTAAATCTAAATAATGATCGGCATAATTATTCCATGTCTCATTATCAATTGCTTGAAGAAATTTATAAATTACACCCACACCGGCTAATGATTTATTTTGATAATCGCAAATTTGAGGATTTACTACTATAGTATAAGGATTTTCTTTTTCTTGTTGATGATGATCTAAAACAATAATATCAATACCTTTTTCCTTAAGTAATTTACACTGTTCAATATCATTTGTTGCAGCATCCGGGATAATAACTAAGTTTGTTCCTTCTGGAATTTGAATATCGTCAGACAAACCATGTTGTTTTCCAGTATGAATCGAATATGTAAGATTAACATTAAGATCTAATTGTTTTAAATACATATAAAGTATTGCTGCCGAAGTATTACCGTCCACATCGACATCTGGAATTATATGAATATTACTTTTATTTTCAATATGTTTTAATAAACATTCAACTGCTACATCCATATTATCAAGCAAACTATAATGATATAAACAATCATCTGTAAGATTCAAATATTTTTTATAATTTTCAATGCCACGATTTAATAAAACAGTTTCTTTTACTTTAGATATATCATTTAAACTTCCGTTAATTAGTTTATAGTTCAATTTTTATTTGCTCCTCTATTATATCATATTTGATTAAATATTACAACCTTATTTGATTATTTTTACTTGATCTTATAGAGACATTCGTTACATAACCTTTGCCACTTTACCGGATCATCAGACGGACTTTGCTTTTCTTTTAATATATTTTTATCATCAAAAAGGTAATAAATAGAAACACCATCAATAAACCGATCTGCAATTCTTTCAATTTCTAATTTGGTAACGTCTTTATCGTAACAAAATACCAGATCCACTCCTAAACGAGTTAGCTTTTCAATTTGTTGTGAAGTAATCTTTTTACCACCAATACCAACTGAATTATAAATACCCATTGACCAAAGTTGTGGAACAAATTTTTCACTTTCTCCTATATAAACTAAACTTGATTGTTTAATATATTGATATGTTTTATATAAACCATATAGAACTTTTGATCTTGCACAAGGTTCAATATAAATATATTTTAATTCATGTTCTTCAATATTGTTTTTAAAAAGTCTTGCTTTAACTCCAATAAGATTAGATATTTCATCACGAATTGGAATTGTAATTCTATTAGTTTCTGGATCATAACCTATCTCAAATTCTTGCTGAGTCATATAATCAATACCATCATTGGCAAACATATCTGTGACATAAGGTTTATAATAAGTTAATATTCTTTCAGAAATAGGTTTTAATGGTTTATCTTCTTCAATATCATAATTTGATTGCATTTCATAAATTAGTTTTGTAATACGTAAGGACTCTGGCAAGTCTTCATCTGGATTCTTGTAATAATCAATTCCAATAATATCACAGATATATTTTAAGCCTTCTGAAAACGAAATATCTTTTATAAAACACACAAGAGATATAAGATCTGCTGAATTATTTTTGCCATTAATATCTCTAGTATAATTAATACATTGCAATGACGGTTTATTATAGATATTGATGGCTGTTTGATTATTACCATCAGAATTTGATGCTGTCCAATATGGATCTGGATTACCATGTGGATGATATTTTATATGACCACAATTAAGATCTTCAAGAATTTGTTCGATTTTGTTATTTTCATAAATGTATTCTTTTAAGTATTTAACTTCTATAAAATATCACCACTTTTCTATTATTATCATAATTATTCTTATTAAATATTCATTGAATTATCATAACTATATTCGCCAAATAGTTTTTCTTCTGCTTCTTGTCTAACTTTTATTGCTTGTTTAATATTATCAAAATGACCTAAATGAATCCGTTTTTTATTTTTATTAATATATACATGCCATTTTTGAACTGATTTACTCCAACTAATTCCTTTATAACCACTTGTATTTAAAATCGACAGTTCTTGATTCATTAAATTTTGACTATCTGTAACTTTTCTTAATTCACTTTTTCGATTATCATATTTTTTATGTTTTATATGATCTACATCTTCGTCTTTTTGGACATCCATAATTAAACGATGCATAAACAATGTTTTATTATTAGTCTCTGGTCCTTTTGTTACAACATATCCATATTTATTAAAATGCCAAGAATATTCTTTAATTAAATCAAGGTTTTCAAGATCAAAATAAAATTCCCGTCCATCATATGTATAACCTAAGTTTCACATTCGCAGTCACATTCCCAAATTCTATTTTTACGTTTATCCAATCCAATATATTTAACTACAGTTAATCTATTGAATGTTTGCCCTGTTAAGTCAATAAATTTTTTACCCATTTTATCACCTTATTTCTTAAATACTTCTCCCCGTTCAAGCCAAATATTTTTATCAAGATCAATTTCGAGTAATAAAGCAGTTTTACGTCCAGACCTATTTTTATCAACAATAATAATTACATATTTTTTTGATAAATCTAAGTCTTTTTTAGAAGGAACTCCCCAATCATCTTCGGAAAGATAATAATATTGAAAATACTCATCTTTTCTTAGATGTTTAAACATTGTTAAAGAATCAAGGACATGTTTGATCGCCTTGCATTCCGAAATGTTACTAGAACTCATCATTAAAGGTTCAATATGATTAACATCATCAGTAAGTTGTAAACTTCCATAGATAAATATATTTAATTCATTTGTTAATTGCGATAATTTTGTAACAGTTACTTTAAGTGCTGACCAATCTCCTACTGAGCTAATATCATTTTTTAATGTGTCATAAAAGAAATATTTCACTCCATATATTAAAGTATTTTTTCTAATTTCGTATGATAATGTAGCATCGTCATAACCATCACTAATATCCTTTGCAAATATTAATCCATTTGTTTCATTTTCAATCCATAAACCAATTTTTAAAATATTATTATATTCTTGAGATTCATTTAAAAGTCTTAATTTATATTCTTCTATTGATTCAATATAATTACCTTGACTATCTGTATTCCGATATATATATTCTCCATTTTTATTTTTGTATAACCCAAGGGTTAAGTCACGTTCGTTTTTTTCAATTTTATAACCATGAAGTTCTTGAAATTCTGGATTATTAATAACTGTACATAGCAAACAAAATTTCATATCATTGATTGACATTTCATTTAATAAAACACAAACTTTTTGTTTGAGTACAAGAGCAATATAAGCAATAATTTTAAACATAAATCTTGATTTTCCACTATTTGATAATGCTCCATTAGCCATCATTGTATTAATACGAATCCCTCTAAATAATTCCGATAAAATTGGAAAAGGTAGGTTTAGACCAATATCTGGTTTTTCTAAACAAATGTCTATTAATTGAATTATTTTCTCATTAAGAATTTCACTTTCATTATTACTTAATATAACTGTATGGATCTTATCTGCCTTACTTCGTATTAATCTATATATATCAATAGCATTAAAAAGTTGAAATTTAGGATGTTCCATTATTTTATTTACATTAAAACCATTTCTATGATATTCACGTAATAATGAATATTTTTTTAATATATCAAAATAATTTTTAAAATCTTCAATAACACTTAATTCCATCCAAGATTCAATAGTTTTCCACATCCCAAATTTTTTATATAAAGATAATCTTTCACTGTCTTCTGTCATATAAGAATTAATTGTAGATTGATTAAATGTTTGTGTTCTTGTTTTAAAGATTATTTCTGCATTATCATAGAAAAATTTAACGGCATCGTCATAGAAATCGTATTTGCTTTTAATATGTTGTCCGTATTCTATTAAAAATTCAGGATTTTTATAAATTGAACCTATAATCATTATTTCATTTTGAATATTCTTAATTTCTGATACTGTTCCTTCCATATATCCTCCAATTAAATATCATCAATAAAACTAGATATATCTAATTCATTATTATTATAATTTTCTTGTTGATTATTATTTTTATTTACTTTTGATAAATCTATTTTATTTTTAATTACTTTTTTCATTTCTTTTTCATCTTGTTCAATTATTTTATGACTTGCTTTCCATTTTAAATAACTATCATATTTCCCAATCAAAACGGCTAAATCATAACTCAATCTCCCAACACTATCAATTCTATTACCTTTTTTAATATTATTTAATGCAATTTTATCTAAGTCATTCTTTTTCCTACGCCACATATCGAATATATCTTCAAGTGGTATAGGAATAGTTAATCCTTTATATTCACCAGTAATAACGCTATTAATCTTAACAAAAAAATACTTTGGAATTACAACAACTCCATATGATTGTTGAAGCCATTTATAAAATC